TTCGACGGCTCAAGCGTCCCAGTCGTGAACGAGTCTCTCCACTTCTTCTGGACGCTCTTCATCTTGATCATGTCGTCCTGCGCGTCGTACGCGGGATTCACGACCATGTTGAAGGTGTTGCCGCTTGCGTCTTTGACTGGAACCGTGGTCGGCATCAGAAGGGGTCCTGCATGATGAATGCGTACATGGAGTTCGCGGAGGCCGAGAAGTCGAGGAGCAACTGCCCAGAGACGTCGCCGCGAGCCTTCACGCGAACGGCTGCGCTGCCGACCGACTTCCTGATGAACCTGATCCTCGGCATCAGCAGCCCCACCTCTCGCGTGCGGCCTTGCCGCGACCGCTTGTCCATGACCGCGATCGGGCGCAGAACGACTTGTGGCGGGGGTCGTCCTTGTCCTTTGTGGGGGCCTTCAGGTTCGACCCAGTCTCCCTGTTGTACTTGGCTCGTCCCTTCGCCGTCAGGCCAGCGCCCTTCGACACAGGCAACTTCTCGCCGCGTCCGACTGAAAGGCTGGGTCCTCGCTTCTTCTTCATCGGAACACCTCGTGGTGCTTCAGGATCGCCCCAAGCGTGTCGGACGGAAGAGGCTCCTCGGGGAGTTCCGAACCGACTCCTTCCTCGCACAGCATCAGCGCACCAGCCACCGCGATAACACGGTCGCCGTGGGCCTCGCGGGCTCCAGTCGCGAGGTCCCTGACGCTCGCCGACTCGATCGCTCCGTCCGATAGGATCACATAGTTGAGCATCTCACGCAAGGTGTCCTCGCTCGGAATCCGAACATTCCCCTGACTCAGCGCACGGCTCAACGCCCCAAGCAGGGTCCTCTTGGCACGCCTGCTGCTGTTCCACCCGTACCTCACCGTCATCCTCGACGTGGTCGTCCCGACCATCCGCTGCCTGTACAGCGAGTGATAGCCGAGGGCCTCGAAGTCGTGGTGCATCGACGCCCCAGCGCCGTTCACCTCCCACCCGATCAGCGGCAACCTCCGACCCCTGTACACCGTCTTCGCGACCTCGACCATCTCCTGAGCGAGGTCGTGGGGAGGCACGTTCGGGTCGCTGAACTCAGCCACCAGATGCCTGCTCTCGGCGTCCATCACCGCGATCACCGAGTTCGCGGCCCCTACCCCGTACGAGGGGTCCGCGAACACCACGTACTCCCGCTGGAACTCGCCGTGACGCCACACCCGCCAGCGCCCGTTCGGGTCTCCGACGAAACGGCCACGGAGAATCTCGCACCTCTCGCCGACCTCCGCCCACTCGTTGATGTGGGACGTCACCACCGACGGCACGAAGTACTGGCTCCCGCTCGCGACGTCCGTCGCAAACACGTTCTGGGCCATGTCCACCGCGTCTCGCCTCTTCAACTGCTCCTGCAACCACGGCGTCCAGACGTACTCGCTCCCAGAGACCCCAGTCACCCGACCGTCAACGTCCACCCGATGCTCCGCCCCAGCGCCCTTCATCGGGTGGTCCGTGTACAGCAACTCCACCAGTTTCGGGTCACCGCTCACCTGAGCCTGATGCACCAGCGACGAGTACTGGGTTCCGCTCCCGAGGGGGGTACTCACCGCAATCCGACACGCAGTCGCGTCAGCAGCAGACCGCCACGCGGCAGGGGCCTCGTCCAACGCCGCGAACTCGTCGAACAGGATCATCGTCCGACGTCCGCCTCGACCGACATGGCCCGTACTCGCCTGACCCGTGATCGTCGCACCAGTCACGGGGTTCTTCAGGATCATGTGCTGGCGGGTATCAGTACCCCTCTCAAGGAGCGCCTCCGCACGCATCGGCAGCAGCCACTCGGGCTGCGCCCGCAACAGGTAGTCCACCTTCCAGAACAGGCAGTCGGGGTCCCCGCTCTTGTCAACGCCGTCCTCCACTCGGCTCACCAGAAGGCTCTGCCATCCCTTGAACAGCCACCCCCAGCAGGAAACAGACGTCAGCAGCCACGATGCACCCATGTCGCGGCTCTTCCGAACCACCACGTCCCGTCCCTCCTCGACCGCAGCGACGATCTCCGCAATCGCACGCTCCTGACACGGCCACAAGACGAACGGCCTGTTCGGCTTCTCGCTCGGGACCTCGCGCCCAGTCACGGGGTCCACCTCCTTGGGGGCATAGGTCCACCCCGTCAGCCGAAGCCACAGCACGATGTCGTCCGAGAACAATGCGCGGAAGTCCGACTGGGCATCGGTACTCTTCGCGGTCGCGTCCAAGAACTTCCGCCGCAGTTCAATAATCTCGGACATGGAGGTCAGGATTCCGATTTCTGGTGAGGCGTGGGAGAGGGTGGTTAGATACTAGGTACCTTGCGCGGGCGCGTTCGGGGGGGTGCGGGCGGGCGGGGGCGTGCGAGCGTGCGTGCGCCCGATTCGCGTGCGTGGCGTGCGCGTTGCCCCGTCCTGCGCGTGCGCGGTTCCTGCTCACCCCGCGCCGTCCCCGTCTGCCGCCTCTCGTCGCCTCGCGAGGTCAAGCGCCGCCCGAGCGATGCCGCCGCCGTCGATCGCCGCAGGTGGGGCGGGCGATGCCGCCGCCGTGCCGCCCCACTCGGCGAGCAGCAGGCGGGCGCGACTGCCGTCCCCTTCGACCCCGAGGGTCGTGCGCTGATCGACCTGCACCGAGGCACGCTCGCGGTAGGTCTCGGGCCGCAGGCCGCGCAGGCGGAACTGCAACATCTGCACCTGAGCGGGTGTCGCCGCCGCCTCTCCGCTCGCGATGCTGTCGGCGATACGCTCCAATCGGTCGGCGGTCGCTTGCTGCGCCTCTTGGAACGCGGCGCGGAACGCGGGAATGAGCGTGAGCCAGCCTTGAACGCGCCCGACTTCGACACCCGTCTCGGCTTCGGCATGAGCCCACCCGCCTTCGCGGTACGCGGTCAGCCATGCCGCCATCACGCGGTCGCGTTCGATCCTCGCCGCTTCGCTCTCCTTCAACACCCCATAACCCTCAAGTGCCACCCCCGCCTGCAAGGTCGGCGGGCCAAACTGATCGGGCTTCCGAACTTTTTTCTTCGCCATAAACGCTGCATGGTAGGCCACTTGCGACCGATTCGCAAGAATCGTTGAAGGAATCTCCTCGAAAAAGCCGACAACCCTCTTGCAACCTACCATGCTTGTGGTAGGCTGTGTGTGCCGATGAGGGCATCGCCCGAGTCGGTCTTTGACAAGTGAACCCGCGAACGACTCGCAAGCGCGAGGCTCCCGACGATCTCGGTCGAGCCGACCGCCCGAGCCGATCCCGCGAGGACCGAACGACAGACGCGGCAACCAACAACAACCGCAGCGCACGCCCGAAAGGGGGTGCGCTGCCTTCACTCCCTGCAACGCGCGGGGGGCGCACTCTCCCGAAAGGACCTGACCATGATCCTCGCCCAACTCGTCGCTGTCCTGATTCTCGGCGGCATCATCGGAACCGTGACCCTGATCCTCGCCGTGACCGACCGCGACTCCCGCTGACCTACCCCGACCGCTCGCCGAAAGGCGTGCGCTCGGCTTCCCGCACCTCGCCGCTGTGGCGCGGTGCGCCCACCTCTCCCCGAAAGGAGCCCGACAGATGCTCGTCAAGAAGACCTTTGCCGAAGTCAATCACGCCGTCAACAACGCCTGCGCGAGGCTGAAAAGCCTCAGACAGGACGATCTCTCGGCGAAGGCGCACTTCGGTGCGCCTGACGCTGACGGCTGCGTCACGGTCAAAATCACCGTCAACTGGAGCGGCCTCAAGGTTTGGGTCACCGTCGAGGAGGTTGAGAAGGGCGAGTGGAATGCCTTCCTTCCGACTGACGCGCTGTCCCCCTTCATGGGGGGCAACGCCCTCGCCGACAGCGTCGAGGAGGTCGATGACCTGATCACGCTGTTGCGGCAGGCGCGGAACTTCCTCAGCCTGCTGCAACAGGAACTGACCCGATGACCCTCCCCCTGCGCCCCCTTGACGGGGGGCGCAGGGCTTCCCCTCGGCGCGTGCCGAGGACGCACCCCGCTCTTGAAAGGAGCCGACCCCATGCCCGCACCGTCACTCTCCACCCCCGCCGCCCGCATCGAAGCCCGCGACATCGCCACTTCGGTTTTTGTCGAGGAGTCCAACCGCTTGCAGGACAATGACGCGGGTATTTCCGCCGCCGCAGGCGCGATCCGCGACCTTGGGTTTCTCGTCACGGTCGATGTCCGCAACGGCGCGGCATCGTTCGCCTCCATCACCGTCACCGCCTGCGATGGATCATCCATCGTCCTCGACTGGGAGCCCTGCGCCGAGGGATTTGAGTACGAAGGCAGCGGCGACGATGCCTGCGACCTCGGAGAGGATGAGGCGCAGCACGAAGCCGAGCCCGAGCCCGAGCCCGAGCCCGAACCGAAGACGATCGATGTGACCCCGACTTGGGCGAGCCTGATCCCGATGCTGGCGCACCTGATTGAGCAGGGGGGCGAGCCTCGGCGGATCGCCATCGCCGCACTGTACCGCCTCGCCGAGTTTGCCGATGCGGAGAACGCCCGCAACCGCAAGTGACCCGCACCCGCCCGACCCCTTGACGGGGGTCGGCGCGGATTCCCCTCGGCATTCCGCCGAGGCTCAACCCCTCCCGAAAGGAGACCGACAATGCCGTACGCAAGCGAGATCGTCCGCACCCTGTTCAATGCTGCCGTGGATTCCCATATGGGAGACCCGCAGGGCAAGTGGTCTACGAACACCAAGACCGAGGGCATGATGTCCGCGCTCGGCGAGGCAGCGGGAATCCCCGCTCACCTCGTCACCCTCGCGGTGATGGAGACCGCGATCGACAAGTGGCTCGTCTGCATCGAAGAGACCGCCCGCTCGTACTGCCGCCACAACACCGCCGCCGCGACCCTCTACGACACCGAGACCGTGAAGGGAAGGGAGCGCACCTGTCCGCGCTCGGTCGCCAAACTTGGCGGGCTCGTCGCCGAGTACTGCTACCGCTGGTACGGAGAATCACCGCTCGACAACTGCCGCGACTACACCGAGCGGCGGGTTGCGTTCGCCCGATGGCTCCGCGAGCGGATCAACCGCTCGCCCGAGGTGCTGTCGTTCTACCCGCCCGACATTCAGGAATCCTACCTCGGACAGATCGACACGATCATCTCCGCCGCCGAGGCGCTCAGGTCCTGACCGCCACCGCCCCGCGCCCGAAAGGGTGCGGGGCGGATTCCAACCCAGCCTGCACCGTGCAGGCTTCGCACCCGCTCTTGAAAGGAGCCCGACCCATGCCAACCGTCACGAAGTTCGTCATCGCCTTCTGCCCCGCAACCCCCTGCTACCTGCATAGTGCAACTGGTCGGTTCTCGACCTCGGACAAGTCCAAGGCGCGAGTGTTCGACACATTCGATGCCGCGATGGAGGTGGCTCGCACAATCCACGGATGGGGCGGCGCACAGCGCGTCGAGGAGATCGAAGTCGAGGTCGCCGCCGAGGGTCCGACCGAGGAGGACCTTGCAGACTTCACCCGCGCCTACCTGACCTGCGCCCTGTGGGCAAGCACACCACTCGGCGAGCCCGACTCGGAGGCGGACGCAACGCTCGACAGCCTCGGCTATGAGGTCGAGAACTGCTGCCCCGAAACGAAGGCCAAGACACGCGCCGACTGCGAGGCGTTCGCCCGCGACCAGTACGCGCTGCTCCAGCAGGCGTTCCGCAACGGCTACGGCTGGGGGAAGGCGGGTCACGACTTCTTCCTGTCGAGGAACGGTCACGGCGCAGGCTTCTTCGACCGTGGTCGTGAGCCTCAATGGAACGCGCTCCAGCGTGCCGCCAAGGCGTGGGCCTCGACCGAGCAGGTGACCGAGAACGATGACGGAACCTGCACCGTCCTCTGAGCCTGCTTGACATACCACTTTCATGGTGATATGATGCATCACCGCGCACCGCCCGACAGGGCTGTGCGTGGATTCGCCGAGGCATCGCGCCGAGGCATCGCCCGCTCTTGAAAGGAGCCGACCGTGACCGCCCGCAAGGACAGCACCCGAACCGTATCCGTCTGCCGCCTGACCCGCCTGCTCACCCCGAAGTCGCTGGGGTTCGACTCTGAGATGACCTTCCCAGCGGGCCAGACGGTGTACCTGCTTGGCCTCGTCTGGGAGCCCCGCGCCAATGAGGACAAGGGCGAGGACAAGGCGTTCATCGTCACGACCTGCGCCCTCGACCTGAGCGGCGTCTCGGTCGGCTGGAATGTCGAGGTTCCCCTCGACTCGGTCGAGGTGCAGCACAACACGACTGTGGACGAACTGCGGAGAAATCTCTGGTTCGACCGCGATCTCGCCGATGCAATCGAACGGTCTTTCGCCGACTTCGATGGTGTCAACGCCCGCTGACCTACGGCCCTTCGCCACTCCCCCCTCGGGGGGAGAACCGATCCGCCGTGGATCATCGGACACCCGCTCACGAAAGGAGCATGACACCATGACCGACAGCCCCTATGAACTGGCCCGCGAGCGTCTCATCGCCTCGCACCTTCCCGCGACTTTGTCCGCCCCCATCCGCGACCTGATCGACAGCGTCTACGAGGGCGCAGAGGATGACCTCGCGCCCCGCGCCGAGGTTCAGGCGGTCGCCAACCGCTACGGCACTCCCCGTATGCGCGACCGTGTCTCGGAATACCTGCGGATTCACCTTCCGCCCGAGGTCATCGACGCGATCCGCGCCGAGGGCAAGGCCGACCGTGCGAAGAAAGGGGGTGCAGCATGAGCCGCCGACCCAAGCCGCCCGACGAGCCGACCATTGGCGACTACATCGGGGTGATCGGATGCTTCCTCTTTCTGCTCGCCCTGCTGTGGCTGGCCTGACCTGACCTGCTGCGCCCCTTGACGGGGGCGTGGCGGCTTCGCCTGACGCTGCCCGTAGCAGCCGATGGCACTCGCGGCACAGCCGCAGATTGGAGTCTGACATGGTTGCGATTCAGAAGACCGAGCCCGAGGCGGGCGAGCGTGGACCCCTGATCGGGGTGACGATGGACTGGTACACCGCCGTGGGCTTGGCGGCGATCCTCCACAAGGTCGCGAAGGGCCTTCGGGCGAACGATCCCGAGAGCCCCGAGGCGGATTGCCTCACCGCGCTCGCCAAGGCTTACGCGGAAGCGTGCGCCAGCGCCGTCAAGGGCAACGGTTGAGCCTCCCGTAAAAACGATGCCGCCCCGTGGACTTGTGGTCTGCGGGGCGGTATCGTATGCGGCGCTTACTCGCGGGCGCATCGTACCGCGACCTCCATGCCGAGGTCAAGCCCCTGCGGGGGACGATGCAGCGAATCCCTACGCTTCGTCACGGGACTATGGGTGCGTGCGCTTCGGCGTGCGCTCAGACGCGGGGGCTCACCCTACCCCGCGCAGGGCTGGCTCCGCCGCCCTCGCTCTCGCATCGCAGCAGCGGTCGGCCCGACGAAATGGTGAGAGCGATGCCTTGGACGAACCGCGTGGCTCCAGCCGACTGCGACCAGCCGAGACCCACGGCAGGGTCTCGGTGCGCCCACGCTCACCTGCCGACTGCGACAGCCCATCGCGTTGACCGCCCTCGGTGTAGGACAGCGTCAGACGCGAGACCCCGAGGCGCTCCGCGCCGCAAGCGGGGTCTCTGCGCGACGAACCGATCGGCTTCGACAGCCACCGTTCGCATCGCCCGCGCACCAATGGCCTGCTCCGCCCACACTTTTTTCGGAATCCGAAACAATCTCGTCACCATGAACTTGACCTATCAGTTTCATGGTGTCTATTATCCCAGCGCCGACAGCAACTTTGCTTGTCGGACCAACCCCCCGCTCTCGAAAGGAGCATGACAGATGGCACACGAAATCCGCAGCAACGACAGCCTCGTCCTCGCCCGCACCGCCGCTTGGCACGGCCTCGGGAAGGTCATCCCCTC